ATTTCAGTCTGAATTTCGAACACATCATACAGGAGTTATATTAGATGATTTGTGTAATAGTACTGTAGAAACTACGGAAGGTAATCCGTTATTGAAGGTTATTCAGTTTATTAATAATTCCCCGCAGGCGGCGTTGAACCCAAATGCCGATTTGAAAGGAAATATTATGATCGAACCAAGAGTTGTGTTAGCTACTACGAATGTAAAAGATTTGAACGCTTTACATTATTCTAATGAACCTTTATCAGTTGCCCGTCGTTTTGATATTACTGTCACACAAACAGTGCGGGAGAAATATCAGTTATCAGATTCAGCTATGCTCGATTCTGCTAAAGTCGAAAGAGATTTTGCAGGAATAGCATATCCGGATTTTGCATTGTTTACATTGGAAAGACCAATTTTGCATTCTGGCAATATTCGCCAGGGAAATAATAAAACACAACGCGTCACTTATGTACCCATAGTATTTAAGGGGAAAGAGATGCGCGAAGTGAGTTTGTGCGAATTTTTGGAATTTTTAAAGGAAAATACTGCAAAGCATTTTAAGGAACAACGTAGTTTTGTTAAGACTCAGCGTGATAATGTTGATATTCAATTGGATGACGAAGGTTTTCCACTTGATATTAACAGGACTAACGAAGTTCTTGATTCTGAATTTGGTATTCTTGATAATGTTTTCCAAAAGTATTACGATTTGGAGGCATTAGTTTTTAGAAAAATAAGTGAGTTGGTATTTATTATTTTGAGTACTAAGATATGTCGTAATTGGATTATTAGTAAATATTGCATTGACATTTGTGTTAAAGCGATTTTTGTATACACGATTTGTTTAATGTGTATTACGCACCATCCAAGGATATATGTTGTACTTATATTGACAATTCAGATTCAACAATGGTTACTTTATAAAGCATTGTGTTATGTAGTTAAATACAAAATACAACATATGAAGAAACCTAGTGATTATCTGAGGGAGATGACTATGCTTGATAGAGCTAGATTCATTTCCATGCTTGGTGGTATTACTGCTATGTCGATGATTGGTTCTGTTATCAAATTAATTTATGATATGCTAACATCAGAGGCAGCGGAATATATGCGACCTAGTGTAGATATTACTGAAAAGAAGAAGGAACAATCAGCTACGGAATTTTGGGATGAACATTCGCGTTATAAGCGGTTTACATTTAACCCACGGATTTCAGGCTCTGCTCGTTGTACTACACCAGACCAATTAACTGGAATGGTAAGTAGAAGGATTATGATGATTCACATTAAATTGAAGAATGGCAAGACAAGATTTTGTAATTGTTTACCAATTCGAGGTAATATGGCATTGATTCCTTCACATGTAGTACCTGATTATGACGCGGAAGCATTGATTACGAAGCCGGGAGCTAATCCCAAAAACGTAAGTATATCAATGCAATCTTGTTACAGGATACCAAAAACAGATATTTGTGTATGGTATGTTCCTGAGCTAGGTGATCAGCGTGATTTAACAGCTTATTTTCCTGGAGATATTGCACATGGTAAGCAAATTGTTGGTGATATGGTGTATAATGATCAAGGTGAGATAAAAATTTACCGGAAATTATTAGGTACACGTACTACCAATAGGACCACGCTAGGCGGATCATTTGAATCGCTTAGTTATTATTTTCCAGAGCAGACTTTCCAGGGTCTGTGTATGGCGACATTTGTAGGTCGTGATAACAAGGACATGCCGTTTATTGGTGGATTCCATTTAGGTGGGAAAAACCATACTGCAGCAGCAGGTTTTATTACACGCGATCAGGTTTTAGAAGCGATTGATAATATTGCAAAGAAACCTTCAATATTGCCATCACATGCCGGACAATCCTTTGAAACAAAAATCGGGGATATTGATGTTGGACCATTGCAAGAACCACACGAGTTATGTGTTACTAGAAATTTAGATAGTGACGCACGGTGTGTTGTATATGGAGCACATAATAGACCTGGAGCAACACCAAAATCTGAAGTAGTAATTTCTTCGATTTCACAAAAAGTTCAAGAACATTTGGGCTTAGAACGTATGCATGATAAACCTCACATGATGAGAGATATAATGCACAAGGAAGTGGATATTGAGAATAAAACACATACTGCGTATAGATTTGATGCTGCATTAGTTGATAAGGCTGTTGTGGATTTTAATGCGACTTTGACTTCTAAGTT